TAATGTAATCTGTAATTTGTTCAATATAACTGAAGTTGTTATTAAAGATGTAGAACCCATCCCATTCTAACTCACCCGTCTCTTCATCAACCAATTCTTCACAATCAAACCCCATAAGTTTTGCGTGTTCAAATGACCATTTTTGTTCGGTAATGATGAATACTGGTAATATTTGTTTTTTCTGTGCGTCAACCGCACATTTTACCAACGCAGTTGTTTTACCCGTATCGGAGTGACCCAAGAACATATTTAAATGTCCTATCGCCGGTCCCGGAATACCAACCGCATCCAAAAAGTCAGGTCCTAAATCAAAAAACCTTTGTGGTTTGTATTTTGCCGATGTTGAGAATTTGTCCTTAATGGACTTAAAATCGTGTTTTTTAATCGCCATATGTCTATGTTAATTTAATTTTTTAGTTTGTTTAGACAAGTTGAGCACCGAGTAATCCCGGTGCCCAAGTTATATGTCTAATAAGTTTTGTTTGATTAGAACGGCATATCATCTTCCGGTTCAACTCCTGCTTGTGGGTCAACAGGTACCGGTGTTTTACCACTACCACCAAATGATGATTCACTATCTTCAGCGTTTCCATATACATAACCACCTTTTTCAGTACTCCATTTAGGACTTTCTCCTCTTGCAAGAGCTTCTAAATACTCAACAGGTTTTTTAGAATAAACATCTTCCCAAGATAACTCATCATTAACCCATTCATCACCAATGGTTTTGTTTTCGTTAATAACCGCTGGGTCATCATACATAACAGTTTGGATAACCGTGTAGAAAGCTCCTTTAGGTGTTTTAGCTTTAGTTAATTCTAAAATAATATCTCTACCTTTTTCAGGGTCAGTAATATCACCTTTTGCTCTAAAAATAGGGATAATTTTATCTAAAATACCTTCATTTTTGTAGTTGTCTTTAAATCTCCAAAATTTAACACCATCAGCCTCATTATCTCTATCAATAACTTTTACGATGTAAAATTTACGAGATAAATACTGTTTAGCCAATTCTTTATCAGAATCTCTACCGGTTGAACGTAACTCTTCGTAAACCTCGTTTAAAGGTGAACGCTCATTATCGTTTTTTCCCGGGTCATAAAATTTTTGGAATTTTCCGTCAACTTGGATTTCGTGATACCAAACAACTTTAAATGGTGAAGAACCGTCTTTTGTTGGTAAAATCCTTAATCGTCTTTGCCCTTGAGTTTCCTTATCTTGAAGGATTGCCGCAAAGTACTTTTTCATTCTTTCTTCTTGTGTGAATTTTGAGGTAGAAGAAGAACCTCCTTGTTTTGATTGCTCATATTGAGCCAAAATCGCGTCTAATGAATTGTTTGTCGCCATAGTTATATAAAAATTAAAGTGTTTACTAAAGTATAAGTGTCTACGAGTGGTTTGTCAAATTGTTTTGTAAAAAAAAATGGTTCAGATACCATTTTAATTATCTAATCTCTTTAAAAGATGTTGCTTCATCTTCAAAATTCCTAAATGTTTTTTTAATTTCATTTGGTGAATAGTCTTCTACCTCGTCTTGAGTTAAAATATATTCATTTTTCCCCGATTTGTCCATTTCTTCTTCTTTATCAACAAAAAAATCTGTTAATTTTTGATTAAACGGTCCCGAGTCTAGGCTTCTTAATTCTAATTTTTCTTGTGGGGTTTTTTCTCTGTATTTTTCAACTTTAGCCTCCAAGTCATTTAATTTATTCATAATACCGTCCATCTCACCAAGTTTACTTTCTAAATCCGTTAAATGGCTGAATAAATTATTAAAATATTCTTCTTGTTTTTGTTCAGTATTTTTTTGAGATTTTACTAAATCTGTAATATCAATTTCTTTAGTACTACTTTGTTCTTCACCCACTTTTTCAACATCGGGGTCGGCGGCAACATCAACAGGTTGTGGTTCAACCGGTGCTGCAGGTGCCGGTGGCATATTTGGGTCAACCGGTGGTACAGCATTTGGGTCTGCTGGTGGAAGTGCGTTAGGGTCTTCATCAGGGTCTAATCCTGGTGGCAGAGGTAAAACAGCCTCTTGTTCAGTGATATAATTATTAATTGAGTTATATCTAGCCAATTCCTCTAATATTTGATTATCTATTTTTTTCATTTTATTATCCGTTTAATAATTGTTTTACACCGGTCAATGTTTCAACCTGAATTTTTTTATTTGTTGTCATTGTATTATCTACTCTTTCGATTAGACCATCTTTCATTCTAATTGTATAACAATCACCTGTGTCTAAATCGCAAACTTGTTTAGAACCATTTCCCAAATCTTTTTCGGTACTTCTAGCCTTTTTACCTAAATAGTTGTCTAATATTAATTTTGTGTCCATAATCTTTTATTTATAAATATCATTTAATTGTGAAAAATTTAATCTTTATCTATTAATGACCGCATTATAAAGTGAAATCGATTCACCTATCTCACTTTCAATATCCTTTAATCTCACAGAATCAGTCGCTTTTATAGAATCATAAACATTTTGACTATTACTATTGGCATTAAAATATAAAATATAGAATTTGGCAATATCAACAGAGTTTGTTTCTCCAAAAGCACTAGACTTACCTTCAAATCTAGCAACTAACATTTTAACATGATTATCAGCACTATCAAAATAAACATAGGGTATTTGTTTAGGCGAACAATAATAGTATTTTGAACCACTAAAGAACCCTGAACTACCATCACCCCAAAATTCGCTAATATCAATACCTGCATAATTATGTTCATAAGATTCTAATCCTTGAGTTTTACTTGATTGTAAATACATTGTCGCAAATACAATATATCTTAATTTAATATTATTAGTGTTTGAGTTTATTATCTGAATAATATTTTTATAGTTTATAACTGTTTTATTCGGTGTTCCCACTTTATAGGTGTTATATTTTGTTGACGCCGAACAAGTCTGTTGTGTTGACGCAACCGTCGCATCATTATCTAAACCTTTATCTAAAGCCTCATTTCGTTGACTAATAATATCACCTTTTTTAACATTACTATCAGATTTTTTAGGAACTTTATCCTCTTTAATTTTGTTTACTATTGTTGTTAATAAAGTCGTTTTTAATGATTGTATGTAAGCACTTATTTTAGGTAATGACGCAATAGGTTGTCTAACCCCCTCTACAATTGTTTCAAATGAACCCGGACTTATTATATGATTAACACTTGTTATCATATAAGGACCACTAAACATTGGAACATATCGTAAATTAAAATACATTGTAGGTTGAATCATTGCATTACCCATCATATTCACCGTACAGTTATAACTTCTGGTTTTATATAAATTAAATAAAGACACATTTTGTGTTGACGCTTTTCTATTTCCGGATTGATTTGCCATTTGATTTAAAAGTTCTAATGATTCAGCGGTTGCTGTACTACCTCTTTGGTCAACTTGGAATCCGTGGAATATTGATTGATTTTGAGTTCCAATATCAACATTAAAACCAACAACCTTATTTGACATACCCCAATCTGTTTTACCTATCTGACTCTCAACTAATGGGTTATCACTAGCTCGTCTTAAATCAAAAGAGTCACTTCTAAACCTATAATCAATATTATCTTTTAAATCTAATTGTTCACTTGGTTTACCACCATAAAAACAAACTAATTTTGGTGAAGAGTTTCTATAATCAACATTTAAAAATGTTCCAAACATTGTGTTGGCAAATTCTAACGAACCTTCCGCTCTTGGTTTAGGATTTTTAACAGCATCTTGTACATTATAAAAATTAACATACGATGGTAAATTCATTACTACAAAATTGTTGTCGACCAATATTGATTGAACAAACACCAACATTGACATTGTTGGCTTAATAGTCGCCAAATAATCCTTTAATTTTATAACATCCACCAATATTTTATCACCTACATCACGACTTGCTCTATCAATTAACATAATATCTTCAAATAATGTTTTTGTTTTAAAATCATTTCCCGATATCCACTTATCATTAATTGCCTTAAATGATTCCCATAATTCAACTTTGGTTGCCGGTCCTTCTAAAACTGAATTAATTGTTTGTTGAGACGATGTCACAATTTTTGGTAATTTTGTCTGTAATTTAGGCATTAAATTATTAATAACTTTACCTTTAAATGTTTCATTAGATGTGATATATTCATCCATCAACATAGTAAATTTTGAGGTAGTTATTGTAGGGTCATTTAACTTTTGAGTCGCATAAATTTTTATAATAGGTGCCAAATTCTTAATGTTATCAACATTAAAGGCAATATTTAAATCAATGAAAAAGTCAGTTATGTATGAACCATTATTAGTATATTTTAGTTTATTAACATCAGAAAACCCAACATAAGTTTCTAATGTTTTCCATTGTGTCGGATAAGTTGTTTTTGAATTACTTAATGTAATTGACCCACCGCTATACGGTAAAGTATTTGGTGTGGTAAAACTATATTTCTCCCAAGTATAAGGGTCAGAAATTTGATATGTTGAGAAACTATAAAATAATTTTTTATCAAAATTAGACGGGTTACCATATTTAAAAACAACATCCGTATTAATAAATTTAGTTAAAGTGTTGGAAATTGTTGTTAGTTGTTCTTGTTGTTGTTTAATAATCACATCTGTCGGTGTTGTTCCAGTAAGTTTTGTGGTTTTCATTAAACTAATCATCAACATCTGAAAATTCTTAAACGATTTTTCACTATCAGTTTCAAATTCACCGATAGAAATGTTTGATAATGTCGATGATGAATTATCTTCAAAATCATACATTGATTTTGAAAATTTTAAAAATTCAGATTCAAACCCATCTAATATATTTTTTTCAAAAACTGAAAATATCTCGTCAATACTAGTATAATCATTTGATGTTCCATTTATTGAGAAATTTTGTTGCCCACTTTGACCTGAAAACACTTCTTTTAAATACTGTAGAGGACTTGGTTTAACCACCTTACTATTATCAAAATATCCATAATTAGGGGCTGTCCAAAATAATCTAGTAGAACCATTATACATAGCAGTATTACCACTAATCTCATATTTTAATTTATTATTAGAAGTAATACATTCATCTTTGGTTTGATTAATCAAAGACCCTTGCGATGGTAATAGATATGTAAACTTACCATCAAAAGTATCAATAGCAACCGACCAAGGAATCACCCTTAAATTTCTATTAAGATTTTTTTCATCAAAACCTTTACCCATATCAATAATCGCATCTTTAACATAATTAAGGGTCACACCTGAACTAAACCCATTTTGAATATCGGTACTTGTATATCCCGAATAAATTTCAAAACCTTGATAAAAAACATTAAAATCATTAATTAATTTAGGGTAAAAACCAGTATTAATTAATGTTGAGGTTTCTAACCCTAATATACTATTTTTCTCTAATACAATATCAATGTTTGAATTATTTATGGTTAAACTATATGTTTTTGTTGGGTTGTTGGTTGTTGGGTCATAATTATCGACATATTTAAAATCAGACCAAGATGTGTTAATAATATCAACACCATTTTCCACATAATTTTTATATCTATGATAAACAGAACCAAATTTTAAAATCCAAGCATAAGGCATTTTATGGATGGCACCAAATTTCTTTAATGATGCGAAAATATAATCTAAAGGTTTTTCACTTTTATTTTCATAAGTTTTATATTTTTCTTTTAAAGTAGATAGGGGTAAACTATTGATAAAAAGATACGCCGAACTTACATATGGGGTTACACTATCATTTCTAAAATTTTGCACACCTTCTTGTATAGAATTAACGAAATACGGAGTGTTAAACATTGAAACTGTTTGATAAGACGTTACCAACCCACTATAGTTAATATAATTCAAATTACCTTCAGTTAATAATTGAGAAGTAAAATCTCTATCATTATAAAAAGTTTTTAAATCAGGCTTATCTAATACCGGTTGTTGGATATTTTTATAAGAAAAATTAGTAAATGGTCTTTTAGTATCGTCATTTGTCGTATCTAAAAAATTAGATATTACTTTTTTATTTAAATTATATGTTAACACTTTTCGAGTATCAAAAGACGATTTTGCGTCTATAAGAGTTCCACCATCCGCTAATTTACTATTACACCAAGTTAAATCGGTAAACGGATATATATCACCAAAATCAAAAGAATTAGTGGTTGTTGAATCCGAAATATAATCAACCAACGCTTTTTCATTTGACAACGAAACTAATGGTTGTGAACTTGAATCGCTCAATATACCAGAATTAATAAATTCAAAACTTGAATTATTAACTATATTTTTGATATAAGATGTGTTGAAAATTCCTCGTATGTAATTTTGCCAACTTTCACCAACACCACCATTCGAAATATGTTTTAAAAGTATCTCAAAATTAGACGCGTTAATTCCATATTCAACTAATTTTTTAGTGATAAAAGGGTTATCTGTTGATAAACTATTAATAATATTTATACTTTCGCCTTCAGAAACAATATCTGAAATTTGACTAGATTCTGAAATAAAATTATTACATCTACTTAATTTTGAATAATAAGATGTTAAAAATATCCTTTCGTAAATTTCGTACATATATTTAATTTCTTCTTTATTACCAAAAACAACATTACTAACCGGAAATTCAATTGCCGATAATGATATTCTTTTTACATCACTCAATTCATTTGAGTTTGGTGTTGATGGTAGTGGGTTTTCACTCCTTTGAACAAACCCTTTAATAAATTCCTCAACAAATTCTACTTCAGGCCATAATTCAGGTAAATACGCTTTAGTCTGGTTAATAACCGACCTATCACCAGGATAAGTAATAATAAATTGTTCCTCTTTATCGGGAGTCATTGTTTCAACAATCATTTGAGGCCAAGGATAAACTGGTTCAGTCGCATTATTTCCAGATGTTAAATTATCAGAACTAACACCTGTCAATATAGATTTTTTTCTATCTTTATCGTCTCTAACAATCCACGCTTGAGTATGAACATCATCCATTAATCGTAAAAAAGCCTCACCATTCGCAAATATAACAGCAAGAACATTCCTAATACTAGGAACAAACCCAATACCATTATCTTTATTTTGTAATAATTCCGATAGAGCTTCAGTTAATTCATTTTCAATTTGTTCTCGATAAGTTTTTAAATCCTTACCCATTTTATCTATCAAATCTTCAAAAGTACCATTACCTTCAAAAACAAAATAATTAGTAATAGGTGTTTGTTTTCCTGCATCATTTTTAATAACTAAACTATTCAAAACACTGTCTTTAGTTAATTCAGCTTGGAAATCTTCTAATTGTTGTTTTGACGGCTCAACATCTAATTTTTTTCTTTGTCTATAAGTTTCCTTAAGATTTATATCACCGGCTTGTAATGTTTTTGGGAAAATCTCGTATTTAATACTATTTGGTATTTGAATTGATTTTTCCGTATTATTAATTTTATACTTCCCAAGTATCCCAAGAGTTTTATTATTTGCTAATTTTTCGGTATAACTTGTAATATATTCTTTTAATTTATTAATTGCCTCATCTTTCTTTTTAGCAGGGATATATTCTTTTTTAAAGGTATATACTTTAGTTTTTTCAGGATTGTCCATAACAAGAAATTCATCTGTGTCTAAATATTTAGACCTCCAAGACTCACCATTCATAGCAAAAACATCTTTGTCGTATTCACCTAAAATTTTTGAATATTCATTTAAATCTGTTAATGGGTCTAAATTTTGCTTAGTAAATGACTCTAAAACATTTTTAATAAAATTTTCAAGTCTATTTTGTAATTCTATTAAACTAATTTCCGGAAAATCATCAGATATCATACCTTTTGATTTATATTCACTATACATTTCTTTTACTTTCTGAAAACCTCGTTCAACAACACTATCAGTTGTTTTAGTTGTTTTACTATCTGTTCCTGTCGAAGGTGTTACTACTTTGTTTTGAACACTAACTCTAGATTTATACATATGTGGGACAGCCAGTAACGCACCCATAGTTATTTCACTCAATATCGTATATTTATATGTATAAAACACTAAATCAACAACAAAATTACCTGAATATGTGTCGTATCTTGATGTAAAGTTTTGTAACATTAAAGATAATTTAACCGCCTTACCGTAATATCCTTTAATGGTCAAACTAAACATTGGATATGGTAAATTAAAAAATGCTGCATAAGGTGAGTTATCACCTCCTTCAAATAAAGAACGACCTTTAACATCTTCTAATTTAACATTGATTTGTGGTAAGAAATCTAACCCTTGTCTAATAGTTATTTGAGTGATACCCAACATTCCATTATCAGTAGTACCTCTTAAAGTTTGTCTAATGTAAGTATCATCACTTTTATTAGGGTTTGTTACTGATTCTTGTTTTATTTGGTTTTGACCTTTACCTTTTAAACTATCTTTACCTGTCAATTCGTCAGTGTAACTATTATCTAAAAAACCTTTATTACCCGGATTTAAAAAATTGATTGATGCAACAGATATTGTTTGTATTTGGTCATTATTTGCAACACCAACAGCTAATTTAGTTCTTGGAATCACTTTACACTCTAAATTGGCATAAACAACCAAATCTTCTTGTTTTACTAACCTTTCACTAACTTTACCATTAGAGTCAATAACCTTATTTGGGTCAATAATACTAATATTATTGTAATCAAACTCTACTAATATATTTTCACCACTATCTACCATAATAAAAGAAATAATTTTCTAACTCGTTTTTATAATCTTGTAGAGAAGCTATCAAAGGAAATGGAATTGTCAAGATAGAACCATCACTAATATTCCATTCTTGACCACCGAAAATTGGATTTGCTTGTAAAATCAACCAACCAAAACTCGCCGCACCATAATATTGTTGGGATAACTTATCTAACCTAGACTGTCCAACTTTATAGATATATCTTTTATCAGTACTTTTTGATGGCAAAGTAACATAGGGAACAACACTTTGTTCTCCATTATTTAAAAACCCATTATATCTATTATAATACTGTTTATTTACCATTTTTATTTAAATTTGATTTTACCATCATAGTATTTATTATCACTATCAGAATTTACACCACTATATAATGCCATAATATCTTTTTGTTGTTGAGCATCTGTTGCCGTGTCCGGAATTGTTGTGTATTCAAATTTTCTTAATTTACCTTTAGGATACACAAACTGATTAACATATTCAGTATAATTAGGTGACTCTTTTACCTTTTTAATATGTTTGGATTCTTCCAATAACTCTTTATCCACATTTTTCTTAAAAATATCACAAATTTTTTCAAATTTATTTTTTAAATTTGACGGACTTTTAACTGTTAACAAATCTCCTGATATAATTTTATTAATAAAATCGTTGTATTTATTTTTATTTCCAAATATTTGAGCCAACACCATAAATAATCGTTTATCTTCTATAGATACCAAACTTGACGATATAGGTTTAAATAACCCTGGTTCTTTATATTCAGAAGTTATTATTTTAACATCCTGACCTTTCAAAAACGAATCAAATTTTTGTAATTTTTCACCAATTGATTTATAATCAATACTTAATTCCGCATATGTTGTTTGAGGAGCACCAACACTACCCGAATTAACTTCTGTTGTTCCTTTAATATTATACACTCTAGGTTTACCATTTTCAAGTATCTTACCGTCAGTTTTAGTTATAAGTAAATTAATTTTTCTAAAATATTGAACCATACTTTCCTCTTGAGTTGTAATTTCTTGTATTTTGGTGAAAATACCATTACTAAACTCTCCTTCGTAATCATTAATATAGTTATTTAAATTTGTTTTAACTTTTTGTATAACAGAATCTGTAAAATTATAATTAATCAACCCCTTAATTATTAGATTTTTATTAGACGGATTGTCCGCATTAATATCTGATATTAAAGTTGAAAATAGTATATCAATTTTATTTTCAACACTTACATTTCCATCTCCACCTGGTTTACCATATATTGGAACATCTAATTTACCTCCATCAATATTAAAACGACCCAAACTATATAATCTATCTTGAGTCATTAATTGCCACACACCATAATTGTAAGATTTTATGATAGAGTCGCATTGATTAGGAATCTCTACATAATATTCTTTCGTCGCATCTAAAACTTTGTCCATAATTGTTGAGTACTCCGTTTGACCTGTTTGACCACTAGTTATTGGTATATTTGTTAAAATATTTCCAATTGTGTTTCCACCATTATTTAAAGGTTTATTATCAACATTATTTACAGTCGCTAGTGGTTGAACTCCAGCAATAGCCTCTACTACTTTAGTATCTAATGCCGAGGTATCTTCAGTTGCTGTTGCTCTTTCATCGTATATTTCAGTATTTGCATAATAACTAAATGATAAGGCGTTTTGTAATTGTTCCACCGGTCTAGCCAATCCTTGACCACCAATAAAATCAAAACTCATCGTCACATTAGCTAACATTGGTTGTACACCAATACCTTCAGGATTTAAATCATAAAGCAATGGTTCATATGTAAACGCAACACTATTAGGTATAATTTTACTATTGTAAAAATCACCAATTCTTAAAACTAAAACCGGAGGTGCTCCAAAAGAGGTGTTAACCGCATCATTATACCTTGGTTTGTTATCTGTCCCAATAACAGGTATAGTCTCACCAGGTCTAACACATTGATTTAAGAAGGTTAAACGAGAATTTAACCCTTCAGGTGTCATAGAGTGAAACGCTGGGTTAAAATACTTAATTTTCTCTTTAATTGAGTCATATACCATTGGAGAATTTTCTTGGATAACCTCAAAATAATCACATTCCGATAATAATTGTCTAATAATTTGTTTACTAATACCTTCTTTAATCTTTTGTTCAATTCTAACATTTGGTTGAGGTTTAACAGGTATTATATTTTCAGGTACTGATGGAACCTCTTTTTTAGGTGGTTCAGGTACCGGAGTTGGGGATGGAGTTACTTTAATATTATTAATCTTTACTCTTCTACACGCCATTGCACTTACAGAAAAAATTTGTGAATCACTTGTTACTTTTCCATTTTTATCTTTTATATTTTCAGTACAATTAACCTGTTGTCCAATACCTAGTGATGTAGATGGTACTGATGTTGTTTCACCAACACCTTTTGGAGGATTAATAATTAATGTTTTATCAGTAATAAAAGGACCTAAACAAGCTTCCCCAACTTTATATTCTGTTAAAAATTTTATAACAGAATCATTTCTTCTAACAGATAATAATGTATTATAAGACGCTGACGCAGGGGCTGACGCCGAACCTACCATATCAATAGTTATTTTACCCTTTTTCTCTTTTAAAATGTTATAAGCATCAACAATAAAATTACTTGAACCTCCCGTTATAAAGTTAAAATTATCTTTAACAACATTATTGAAGAATTCCGTCACATTTTTATCGGAACTACCATTATTAAAAATACCATTAGCATAATATTGATACCTTTCAATATTTTTGGTATCCGTATAATTACCATACGTGACATCGTATCTAACAGAAGAAGTTGTTTGTCTTGTATTTGGGTCAGGAATATCATTATCAAAATAAAAAGCAAATTCTTTATATTTTGTTTCAAAATCTGATATTGATGTATCAGGAGTTAATTTAGTTTGGTCAGTTGCTAAACTACCATTTGTTCCCGAATTATCCGCCGAAATTTCTTTCTTAATTCCTTTAAGTTCTTCATCTGTTAAATTAGGGTTACTTAATATTGTTTGATATGTATATAAATCTTTTGTTGGGATAGTATTAAATTTAATCGCCAATTCATATATATCATACTTAACACATCCAGCAAAAAATGAATCAATAATTGAGTTAATCCTATCTTTATTTTTCCCTTTTAATTGTTGTTTAACAATAGTGTTCATTATTGATGGATGGTCAACAATCATTTTCCAACTCAAACTACCCGTTCTAGTTGTGTCTTTATATGTATATATTGGTTCAGGTCTTCCTAAAAAAGTTTGTTTATTCCAACCGGCTGTACTAGTATCACTAAATTTTAAATCATATGGTGGAAACCACATAACTCTACCCCCATTTGGGCCTTTTTCACAAACAGGTAATTCATCATAAGTAAAACCAGGTCTACTTGATGTTCTCCAAGCCAAGTTTTCAATAGAGAACATATATTTTTTAGCATAACCCCCCTTACCATTTACATCCGGTATGATATTTGTCGAACCAGGATTAGAAAGTGGCGCAATGTTTAAATTATAAGTGTTATCTAAAACAGAATTTGTAAATCTTCTACCTGATGTTGTTATACCATCTGTTTTTTGTAAATCAGCATAAGTATAATACGGTGTATCTTTAGTAAACACACGACAATATTCTATACCAGCGTTTTCACCGGTTGTTTGATTTGTATATGAAAGAACCTGTGAACCTTTGGTAATTTCTTTATATCCATCGTGAAATACTTTACTAACTTGATTAATTGCATTACCAACATGCTTTAATCTAGCAATCCCCGAAACATTATCAGCCGAATTAACTAATCTTTGTGTTTGGTCTAATATTGAAGTGTCTTTAAAATCAATATTGGTAGATTCAGAACTACCAAAACTACTACTAATTTCGTTAAACTCTTTATCTAAACTTCCACTTCCACCACCAGGTGTTGCGTGAAATCCGGCGTTTGATTTGTATTTTGGTGAAGTCCAAACTAATTGTCCGTCAATACCCCCACCATCACTTGATGATTTTCCCGCTAAACCAAATTTTAAAATACCTTCGTTACCCTCAAATAATATACCCAATTCTGAAGGACCATAAACCGGAGATGACTCTTGTTGTCCAAAAGCATTAACCGGAACTTTATTTGGGGGAGAAGTTATTGATGATGGTTCAGATGTTTTACTACCAACATAATAACCCCCAATTAATGTACCATTACTAGGTTTAATAAGGTCAACGGCAAGATTAACTAACCCTTGAGCAACACCTAATAACCCTCCATAGTTTTTATCATACGATGGCTGGTATCTATTATAATTAACATTTGCAAATAAGGCTGAACGCTGTCCATTACCCGTATTATTTAAAAATATTTCAGAGGGGTTTCTCTTTATATTTAAAATCGGACCTAAAAACCCTCCCGTTAATTGATTAATAACATTTAACGCAGTTGATGTTTGTTTGGTTTGACTATTTTCATTATTATCATCAAAATAATCACCCGGTATTAATGAAACCGGCCAATAAGCCCCTGCCAACCTTGTGGCAAAATCTGCCGCCGCAATAACTGGGTTTTCCGGAACCGTAATTTTCCAATTTTTATATATTAGAGGTTGTTTACCCGATACCATCATACTAACCTCAAATGGGTCTTGTAATGATTGTAAATTTACTCGTCCAACCGTGTTTTTAATAAGTTCTGCCGCAATCCTTTCTTGGAAAAGGTAGTTTAATTGGGACGCCCCTAATTTAGCTATGTAAGAGTCTTGAGATAATGAACCATTATCCCCATTTGGGTTTTTTGAAAATAATATATCATACGGACTATAGGTTGACGATACAAAACTACTCGGGTCCCAATAAGGTAAATATAATTTATCATTATTTTGTATATCAGTAACAATGAGCATATCATTATAACCCCCAATCGGACCATAAGAGTTTGTTATAAAAGCAGCGTCAATATAAAATTCATTAACTAAATCTAATACCGTATCATTTGGATTATATTCACCTTGATTTGGGTTAATAGGTACCAACACTCTATTATAAGTTATTTCCGCGTTAAAACCCCCATTAGGACCATATTCATTTAATGGGTATAATAATGAAACATATGGGGTATTAGCAATTAAATCATTAGGGGAGTCAATAACCGGAGATTGAGATAAAGTCACCTCATAATTTAAATCAGATGTTGTAGGAGTATAAACACCCATTACACTATACGCAGCTAAATTTTTAGCCATAAGTATATTTCTAAATGATGATGATGAAGTAAAGGATAATGAACTATCTGACATTTTTTATTGTTTTATTATAAATAGACAAAATATTTATTTTTAAGCATATGAACCCTCTAACATTTGTTTTGTTCGAGACCCCGTTTTGTTTGTTGTTAAATTATTATTTGGGTCTAATTTACCAATAGAATAAATTGCTTGAATCATTTGTGGGTCTTTAAACGCTAATGCTAATTGAGCCGTATCAATATTTGGATTGTTAGAATCTATCTTAATATTTAAATTAACATTTGAATCAACCGTGTGTTTGGTGTTTGCTTCTGTTACCCCACCAGGTGTTGTTGAACTAACATTTCTTAATGTATTTGTTGTTGGAACATTTGATGATTGATTACCAATTACCTCTTTAACTTGGGGTATTGATTCAATCACTTTTTTTAATCTTTCACCAGAATTAACCATTAATTCTATGAAAATATTTTGAGAGTTTGTTAAATTCTTCATTGATTCATCAGCCTTATCAACAGTATCTGTAAACGCTGTTTTAGTTCCTTGTTGAATATTTTTACTTGCCGATTGTAAACTCTCTAAAACTTTAGATAATGAAGATTCTCCTTTAATAAACTTATTGAAATCTTCTAAAACTCCTCCAATATTTTTATCAATACCTTGTCTCATAGTTTTAATAGAGGTTGATTCAGCACTAAGAGTATTCTCTAATTGTTTAAATAACTCTCTTGGAGCATCTAAAGTGGCCTGGCCAACTTTTGTTCCCGCTAAAGCTCTACCAGTTCTATTTTTAATACTTTCCACTGAAGCGTATATCGCCTCTTGTTGGGTAAGTTGTGATTTTGCAACATCTTCAAGTGTTTTAGGTTGTTTAGATAAAGCTTCTATATCAGGTTTACTTAATTCAGCAACACTTTTTGTTACTTTTTCACCTTTTTCACCTGTAAAACTAACCTCATATTTTCCAGTACCTTTATTCATTTCCGCCATATTGGCAATCATAGTTCTTTGGTCTTCAGTTATATCACCACCCGGAAACTTAATAGATTTCATTTTTTCTGCTAATTCAGCACTACCTAAAGCCATTTTCGCCAATTGTCCCGCTGGTAATCCCATCGCAGATTCTATCTCCTTCATTTGACGTTTAGCTCCCGGCATGATTTCAAAATTACCATCTTTGTTCAACCGAACAAATTGTTCACTCATTTTAGCAATTTGGTTTTGAAGTTCCCCTGGGTCATTTTGAGCCAAATCCATTAATCGAAGAGGGTCTAATAAATCACTTTGAGCAACACCTAATCTTTGCATAGATGCCGCCATTGATATTGCTTTTTCAGGGTCAAATAATCCATCGGCAAGATTTAAAGTACTTGACATATCAATTCTTAAACTTGTCGCTTGTGCCGCCATTTTTGCCAAACCTTCAACACCATTAGCAAAATTAAATTTGTTAAGTGATGACATATTTTCAACAACTTGTTTAGAAACTGTTAAAGAATTAACGCCTAAACTATTTGCCTTTAAAACCACTTTTTCCATTTGGGAAGACGCATCATACATAGAAAACCCCGCGTCTTTAAATCCTGTGGTAATACTTTCAATACTTTGACCAGACACTTTTTGAGCCGCATATAATTTAGAGTAAGACTCCGAAGTAAGTATTAAATTTCTACCTAAAGTTGTTGCCGCTTTATTTTGTATATCAACAATATCACTAAATTTACCACCTAAAATAGCAACACTAGTTGCCGCATCACCCATAGATGCTTTTATAGCTATCAAATTTTTATCACTAACACCCATAGTTCTCATAACTTCAGATGCTGCAGTGTCCACTTGATGTAAAATGTCTTTAATGTTTGTCGGGTCTAAATTAGTATAAAAGGCATCACCAAGTTCTTTAATAGTTTGCTTGAATGAACCTATAATACCATCCTTATCGTCTATATCTGCCATATCAAATTGTGTTTATATATAAATACGCCAACAACAATTTTATTATTCTTGTTTTGGCGTATTGTCTTCGATTATTCTATCAATTAAATATTTTCTCATATAGGTTGGCATGATGTTAAAATCATTATATGATGTTCTAATAAATTTAGCTAGTAAATAATATTCTTCTACTAGAAGTTGTCGGTAATTAGAAGAAAGGCCGAAAAAACTCCACCCCAAAGGTAATCTCGAAAGTTACCAAGTCTCCTGAAGGGGCTTTTACTGTTTGTTTTAAGTCTAATGATGGTTGATTTTCTTTAATAAAATTACGAACATATTTTGAATCCATAATTGGTAATGAATCAACAAATAATGAAATATCACCCGAATTTGAATTACCGTCAATTTCCACAATTTGTTTAGCTAATCTCCAAGTAACAATAGGAGCTGTTCTACCCACTGGGTAAGACTCCTCTAATGTTGAGAGATTAAGAATGTCTCCGTAAGATAAAGGTTTTAATTTTACAGTATGACCCGTTTTAGGTAGTTTTGTAGTAAACAACCCATTTTCATCTGGTTGGACACTAGTTTTCTTAATATTTAATTCATCAAGAATTACTGTATATGGGAATTGTTTAGATGTCTTTGGGTCAACTAAATTTACATTATATTCAGGACCAAATGATGTATTTCTTAAGAAAATTAAAATAGCCTCAACATCACCATCCAATAACTCTTCTGGTTTTAAATCGTGCTCATAAATTTTATTTCGTAATAAAGTCATAATAATATTACTATTATTTTGAGACGCCCCCATTAAAAAATTCTCATCATTAGCGGTTAAATAACCAACTTTGATAGATTTCTTTTTTGATTTGTAAAATATTCCTCCAGAAGGTAACATTACTATGTCGTGTGGTAATGAAAAATTTTCAGTCGCTGCGTTAATCAAATCTTGTTCCATATAACTTATTGTTTATATATAATTATAGTTAACATCTTTTTTTAATAAACATTAAATATTTTAAAAAATAAAATCCATACATCATTTATACGACATATGGATTTACATTTTAATTATATAGATATTTTGAAAATTAGTAAACTAATATACAACGGTCCATACGAATTGTTGCCGTAATAGATGCAAGAGCGTCCATTGAATATCCTAATGAATCAAAGTTAACATCACTTAAGAAAGAACCCTCTAAAATCCATTTTTCCACAACAACACCTGTTGGGTCTAACATCTCAAGGTCAATGTTTTTCTTATATCCGGCAGCATATCCCATTCTACCTGTTACAGATTCTGCACATAATCT